GGGAAATAAGAAAGGAAGCCCCGATAGATTGGAGCCTTTCCGGCGTCATACTTGATAGCTCCCAATGCAATTTTCTCTTGCGGGTCATTAGTTTTTTCGTGGGCCACTAGGCCGGTCTCCCTTCCGATTTTTTTGCTGCTGCAGGCGCTTGAATTGCTCTTCGGTGACAACATCAAGCTCGCCATCAGGTCCAAGCCAAAAGTAATAGTTATTCTGCTTCATCATAGTCTGTTGTTCCTTCGTCGTCATACTCATCCTCCTCATCTAGTAAGAGCAATTCCTTAATTGTCTTCATCTTTCGGAAAACCTCGTCTTCAAAGGCGAGGCAAATCTCTTCTGCGCTAATCCCAAGAAGCTCTACAAGCTCCCAACCTTCGAAACGGTCATTTATTAGTTGGAACAACTCTTCTTTAGTCATTAGGCTTGATCTTTTGCTGCGAGGTCTTGAACCAAGAGCCGCACGATGTGCATTGATGCCGCTGCCATTTGTAATGGCGAGTGTAATAGAATCCTCGCCGTTGAGTGCGTTTGGAGCCGCAAGTAGGACAGGTTTCCGGAGTTCCTGCAAATCCCAAAGCCGGGTGATTGGGGATGTAACCTTTGAGTTTCTCATAAACCTGTTCCGTAAGATACACGTCGTGAGCGCAATATTCCTCCATTTTCTTTTGGGCCACAGGGTCTTTTTGCATGACCCGAACCCACATATCGAAACCGTCGTGCTTAATTTTTGTTCCTAATCCTAGTTCTTGCGCCACATAATCCAATTTCTTTGACATGAATTTGGTGTGGTTTCGAACAAACTTGAAAAGGTCAATATGCGAAACAGGAGCGGGAGCCGGAAGCCCGTTCTTGATAAAAGCCGCCATAAGATGCGGAAGGTCAAACTTGGAGCCGTTATACGTAACAATGGCGTCGGCCTCATTAATTCGTTCGAGCACCTTAGACAGCATTCCTACTTCGCCATGCTTCCACGTAGAAAAGACGACGGGCCTTTTTTCGTAATTCCATTTGGTTCCTACGCAAAGAATACCATCAGGTTCAATAAGCCTTTCATTAGGAATGCTTTCTTTCCACATTCGCCAGATGAAGGCAATGGCCGGCTTTGTCTCAATATCAAGTGTCAATATCTTGGCACTATTATTCATCAAACCATTCCTCTGGAATTACCTTTTCGGCCCACGGAAAACCGTGCTTCTCGGCCCATTGCCAATACATCATGGAGTTTGGGGATTTTGTGAGGCGGTTGTTAGCTCTTTGAAAAACAAACCGTATGTCCAAGTGCGGATTATTTCGCTTAATTTGGAGCATTTTTTTTCTATCTCTTGCACCGAAGTATCCTTTACATTCAATAAGAAGTCCATTTGGTAGTCTGAAATCGGGAATGTAGCGGGCAGGCGCAACGTAATGGATAGCCGGATAGGTTGGCTCATATTCAAGATTTCGTTTGTGCTTTTTAGCGTGCTCATAAACTGCTTTTTCAAAGTTAGTTCTGAATCTCAATCGGTTCGTCATACACCATAATCTCTAATTCTGCGGGGGCATTTTCCTCTGAGGCAAAAGCAATAATCAACGGGTCTTCTACGTGCATCATTAGCAATCGAAGGGAGTTAAGGTCCGTCAACTCTATGTGAGACACTTTAAGCCTGCCCCTCTTTATGTCGCTGGCTCGACAAACTATGGCCTTTATGGGGCCCGTATTATTCAATTTCCAAGTTGTCATCTTTTACTTCAGGAACATCGGGAACTTTGACTACTTTTGTTAGGAACCGAGGCCCGCTGCTATAAAGGAAGGTTCGGAGACCGGGCCAACATTGCTTCTTATAGGGGCAATAGGAACAAGCGGTTCCAAGCTTGCGGTTGCCACTTTTTCCATCGGGCTCGTCATCATAGCACCGCTCCGGGGGCTCGTCCTTGGCCACGATAGCCCGAAGATGGGCGATACGTTCAGCAACATTGAAATCTTGGATAATGCTGTTGGAAAGTGGTGTGACACAAATATCCCCACTAACCTTGTTGAAGGCGATCCAAGCCGCGTCTTTACCGGGAGTAAGAACGCTAGAGTAGCTGGAAAGCTGAGCTACATATCCAAAAGGATCGTCTTCTAGAATCGTATTCTTTTCGAATTTCTTGTAACTATGGGGAGAGGCTGATTTGAGGTCAACGACTGTTCCATCAATAATCGCATCAATGTGCCCTTTGACACCGTCAACCTCAATCTCTTCTTGAGTTCTTTCGACAATATGGCCAGCCTCTTTTGCGAGGAAAAGGATGAGGAGTTCAATTACATCTCCATAAAGAAACTTGAAGTAAACCTTTGGAGACAGCTTTTCGGCTTTGGCATTCTTAGCCTGATACCAAAACTGTCGATCAGGTTTTCCAAGGTTTGACATTCGAAACGGGTCATTATCTTGACGCCCCCTTAGCTTTTCACGAAGGAGCCTCTTAAATTGTTCTCCCGCCCATTCTACGTTTTCCTCATTAACTACATGGTCGTTGTCAGGATCAAAGAGCGCAAAAATATCATCGGGGAGATCATTTAAATTAGGCGCCACTATCTTGTTGCTCCGGTAAACGAAAGGTCCATTCTTCTTCGAGAGGTTCGATATTCATAACAAGCTTTCGCAGGAAATTTCCTTTCTCGGCTTCTGCGATAGCGTCGTCAATTGAAGAAGTAATTGGGACAGAAACAAGCACAAACCCTGTTTCTTTTTGAGTTACTAGTCGTTCAAATTGCAGACGAACATTAATTTGTCTCATAATTGCAAGTTATTGCTCTTTTATGTTATAGTTAGAGTAAGCATAGTTAGAATGAGCAGTTTATTAGAGAGACATGCTCAGGTCTCGCTTATTGCTGTTAGTCGATGGGAATTTCGTCGTCCAAGAGTTCGTCGCTAACCGGCTCCGGAGCCTTGGGTGGACGGCCCCTGAGAAGGGCCAGTTGGCGTTCCTGTTCCTCCGCACTCATGGCGTATTCGTCATCTGGCGGAAGGGGGGCTGCCTCATTCTTAGTATAGGGCACAAGGTCCAGCACTCGAATAGTCCGTGGGTAGACGCCCTTAAATCGACCCTTACCATTGTCAATCACAACAAATGTTACATCTGCTACCGTGCCGTTTCCAAGGAGAACATCCTGAGGCCATTCCTTGCCATTGATGGTGATGACACGGATAGGCTTATTAGGAGTGCCGTCTGCCTTAAGAGCCTTCTGCTTGAAGGTCATAAAAGCCTGACCATCGTAGCGGGGATTGCCTTCGGAGTCTACCTTGGTGCGAAGGCGGTCTCCTACGCCAAGCTGCCTAAGTTCCTTGGCGGCACCTTCTTGGTCATTGGGGATAAAATCAAACCGCCATTCCTTTCCGTCCTTGGCGTAGTTGTCGATAGGATCACCAAGAACCTTAGCATATTGAAGCTTACCACGAAAAACAAGGGTTGCAACTTTACGAGCAGGCATGATAATAGGCTTCCTTTCATCACATTGCTAGTTGATAAAATAGAGAGAAAGAGTTCCTTCCTTCTCTCTATACGCGTATTATACCAGAATTGAGGGTCAATGTCAAGAGAAAAATTAATGGGTCTCTGCCCAAGTTTTTCCTACCTTATAGTCGCAGGCGATGGGGACGCGGTAATTGAAGGCCTCCCCAGCCCTTGCAAAGCATTCGGGTAGAAGCTGGCAGAACCTCTCTACGTCTTTGTTGGCTACGTCGTATTGGTGCTCATCGTGAATATCTCCTACTTTGACAACATCTAGCCCTTCTCGAACACAGGCTTGCCGAATGTAGACGGCTGCTTGCTTCATTATTCGGTTTTCGTCTCCTTGAAGAAGGTATCCGAGTCTTGTATGCTTTTGGCGGACGATAATGGGAGTCCCGTCGCAAAGCACAATTCTTCCAGTTCTCTCCACCTGTCGTTCAAGGTCATCAAGTAGACGTTCAAGTCCCGGGAAATTGACAACAAAGCGTCGTTTAAGTTCTCGGCCGTCTGCCGCCGTTCCTCCAACGACCTGTCCGATTTTAGCGTCTCCTGCTCCCAAAAGGAAAGCATAGATGAAAGTTTTTGCTGTAGGACGATCTCTAAAACCGCCAATTTTTTGGTTGTAAGAGTGTGGGTCTCCATTGACCACAGCCTCCGTAAATTCAGGGTTGTTAAGGTAATGGGCAAGAACTCTTAGCTGTATACCCTTTGCGTCCACGCCAACAAGAGAGCGAGTGCTAGGATCGCTACAAGTCCAAAGATTACGAGCTTCATAAGTAAAAGCCCCCTCTTCCCCAAGAAGCGGTGAGCCATCCGGTGCACGTCGGACGGCTGGAATATTAGCAGTGTTAGGGTTGGAATGGCGATAGCGTAGAGTGTTAGCCAGCCATAGGCTACCATGAATTCTCCCCGTTTCATGATTGTAGGCTTCCATCCATGTATTTAACATGATGGCTCTGGCATTGTATTCAATCCATTTGGCAATTAGCTCAACTTCCTTCTTGCCGCTCTTTTTCACAAACTCAACGAGCGAAGGAACAAGGTCACCTTTGTCTGTGACTTTAGCCTGCCCGTTTGGATGTGTTTTAGAGGGCTTGGTAAATTCTTCTGGAACCCAGCCTAGCTCTAACAATTTCTCTCGACGCTGGTCACCACTAGCAAGGTTAAATTCTACGTAATCATAAACATTGTAACCTCCTTCGTTGTTCTCTTCTATCTTGGGATATTGCTTTTGGTGCTCAAGGAAAGCCTTAGTGTAGGAGCCATCCTTTTTTCGAGCATTCTTGTAGGTCTTGACAATCTTGAGTTCAGGTGGCCAATAGGTATAGATTTCCTTTTTGAGGTCTTCTAGGATACCATTAATCTTGGCATAGAGCTCAAGGCAACCTCCAAAATTGAAGGCGAAACCATCTCTCTGCTGCTTTTTAATGAGATACCAAGACTTGTGCTCTAGGTCTATACCCCTTTCGGTGAAACCCTCCTTTATCATCCTCGCTACGAGTTGTTTGTAGATGCGTAGACAGAGAAGGGTGTCTTGGCGGCAGTAGACCAACATTTCGGGAGAGAAACGAGAGAAGTCGTTGTGCTCAAGCTTGGGCATTTTGAGGCGTTGACCCCAAGCTTCTAGAGAATGGCCGCCATCAAGGGAAGGATTGTAGAACATCGACATCAACATTGTGTCGATGCAGGCTCGTAGGGGAATGCGGGGATTTACTAGGACCTTGTTTAGGGCAAGAAGGTCGTAGCCAAGGATGTTATGGCCTATGAACTTTACATTCGGGTCCTGTAGTTTTTCTCTGAACCACTTTCGTATGGCGTCGTGGCCTACGAGTTCAACGATTTCATTCGTTCTGGCGTTGACACAAACAGCACACCAAATTCGTTGAACTTTTGGATATAAGTCGTCCCCTTCAATGTCGATAGCCCAGTGTTTGTCTGTTATATTTAGATACAAAGGCTATTACTCCCACGGTCTATCAAAGTCGCGAATGGTTCCTCCGCTTTCAAAGATTTGGACCTCTACGGGGTCAAGCTCTGTAAGCCTTGCTGTGTCCTTGTTATACCAGAGGTAGCAACAAGGTCCGGTAAAGCCGCAGAAGCGGTTCTTTTCGACCGTAATCTTGGTAACGTTACGTCGCCATTCATCAATTTCTGTTTTGTCTCTTTCAAGGCGAAAGACAATGTTAGCGAGTTGCTCGACACCAGCCGTGCCCCTGATTTGACCTTGGCGGTTTGTGTGGATAACGGCGATAACAGCAATATCAAGCTCCATGCAGAGAGTTTTGATCTTTGTGGCGATTTCGTCTAGTTGCTTTCGTTCATCCCCGCTTTGGTCAGACACAATAATGCTGAGGTGATCGATAACGATATATTTGCACCCAAGTGCTGACATGTGCCTGATTTTGTTGATTACGGCATCAACAGAGTTGCTGCCAAAGTGGTCCCAGATAACGGCACGGTCATTGTTAAGAACTTCGTCGTAGGCCGCTCGTAGCTGTTTGGGATCACGCTCAACGTCAGGGAGATGATAAGGCGTGCTATTGTGTATAGACAGGAGACCTAAAGCAGTATCGCCATTAGGCTCCTCAAAATGGAGAAATCCAACCCCATAGTTTTTTGCCTTTACTTCCTCATCCGTAAGAAGCTTGTATTCAATGTGCTTGAGGAATGAAGTCTTTCCAACGCCAGTATCGGCTGTAACCACAACAAGTTCGGAGAGGCGAATACCATAGGTCATCTTGTTGAGACCTTCAAATGGATAAGGCGTAGAGAAGTGCTCCTTGCGTTCGATAATCTCTGCCCACATCTCCGAACCTAGCTTGAGGCCGTCGGGTTTGTAGGCGGGTGCTTGCCACCACTCCTTTACGAATTCAGCGCTCTTACCGTTCTTGAGGTAGTCGTTGGCATCCTTGTATTCTCGTAGGGTGAGAACCTTTACTTTACCAATGGGAAAGCCAAGATTGCAGACTTCCTTAGCGGCCTTGCGTCCGGGTTCGTCGTTGTCAAAACAAAGAACAATGGTGTCGAAGCTGTTGAGGTATTCAAAAGCCTTCTTACAGTCCGTAGCGGCGCTAGCAGCACTGTCTACGGAGACAGCGGGGTATTTGCCACCAAACATTTGGTGGACGGCCATAGCGTCCTCGTAGCCCTCTGTAACGGTTATAAACCGCCCTCCGGGTGGAAAGAGTTGTTGGCCAAACAGAGGGAGAGCAGCGTCTTTGTTACCCTCAAAATAGAACGGAGCGCCTTTGGTGCGGTCCTTTTCTCCCTTTTGGACTCGGACCTTGTTAGCTACATGCCTACCATTGCTGTCGAAGCGGGGGCATTTAGCAGCGAAGTCGTCATTCTCCGTGCCTACCCAGACCTTGTATTTAGCTATAGTATCTCGATTTAGACCCCTCTCAGGCCAAGCTCGAAATACCTCTGGTAGAGGTGAAAGCTCTTTCTTTGCCTTGTATGATGATTTAGGTATGGCTGTAATCATGTTCTCCCCTAGGTTAGCGATATAGAGTTGGGTTTTAGAAGGTGGAAGGTTTATGCCGCATGAAAAGCAATGCCCCCATCCGTTAGCTTGGACGTGAAAGGCATCACTGCTGTCGCAGGAGGGGCAAGGGTAATACTTGCTGCTGCTGGTCATAATCATTTCTATCGTCTATAATACCGAACAGGTCCAGATC